CGCATACTCGATGCATGATTCTGACTGGGTTCCGGCCTCAGGGAGGTACTGGGCAGATCTTGTGGATGACGATGAGTCTGAGACCGAGTTCTTTGACGGTTCTCAGGCCACTCGCAACCTGATGCGTGCGCACGGTTTCGAGGCAAAGTCAGCGTCCGCGAGACACACCCTGGGTCGGAAGGGCGTCGCCGCTCCTCATAGTAATGTGGGGAAGGGATTAGGAGATCGGAACTTTGAGACTACCGAGTTAAGTCCGTACGAGCTGGGCGTGCGTTTCGCCGCTGAGGCCTCTCGTGCTGCTGAGGCTTCTCGTGATTTGCGCTCCCTTCGCGATTCAAAGGTCGCGAATAGCGCACTTGGTAAGTCCGAGGCTTCTATCTCTGTTCTAGGCGATAAGCAGGGAAACGACAAGGCTCCAGATCAGACGGCTGGAGCTTCTCACAACTCTCGAATCTCGGAGAGTACGTCTGGCGCAGTGAACCCGCGCAGTGGTGCGGAGGGTGGGAAGAGTGCGGATCAACCGGATGCACCTTTCCATCCTTCGGCAAAGCCAAGCGAAGTCCCGAGTGGCAAGACCGTACGGGCTTCGCGTGGCCGCCGCGCGGGCCAGAAGCAGAAAAGCGAAGTTTCATTGGCCAAGCTGAGCGATTCTGGACAGGAAGAGAAACCCGTCTCGGATCGTTTAGTGGCCAATGTTCCGCCATCGAATACAGATCCTTCCTTGAAGAATTTGCAAGCGAGAGTGGACAGCATGCGTGCAACGCTGTCCAAACTGCAGATCTCTTCACAGAGTGGTGCCGAGGCCAATACTCTGATGAGGGATTTGCTCTCTTACGCGATGCGCTGCGAATCGATGAAGCGATAAACGGCGATGCATCTCCGGGTGTACCGTACGTGTCGCTTGGACGTACTAACAGCGAGGTCATGCAGAATTTTCGAGGGTTAGTTTGGGATCTGGTTCGGTGTAGGTTAGAAGCTTTGTGTGTTGTGCAGTGTGATCACATGCCAGCTGAAGAGCTGGTAAAGCAAGGATTGTGTGATCCCATAAGAGTCTTTGTCAAGAACGAGC